GACCCAAATTTGTGGTAGTGTCGTTTTTACCAATCATGAAACCGTCAGCTGCAGCAGGGTTAGCTACCAACGCCCAGAAGTCAATCGTGAAATCTCCGCTGAAGTTATAATCAGGATCATTTATCGGACTCCAGACATAACCGGAACTGGTACCGGGAGCATAAACTGATGTACCAAATTTTTGCGCTGCAGTCTGACAGGGACCAGTTGTATTCCACACTCGCGACGGCTTGGCGAAATCAACAAGGCCACTCGCGCTGCTCGGTGCAGCAGCCCAAGGACCGTCAAACTTCATCAGGCTCTTGGTAAACTGATCGACGCCATAAGTCGGTGGCTTCTGTCCTGCACCCATCAGTGCTGGCGTGATCCCCGGAAGCATCAGAGAAAGCCTGCATTGAAGGTACCAAATAAATTTGTTGGATTGTAAACGACATATGAAAATATATCGACTACGTTTGGTCCCGCTGACATGACGGGTTTAGCCCCGCCGATAAATCGCCAGTTCGGTCCCCACGTTGTAACCGTCCTGCCACCTGTGGCATCTTGAATAAAGTAAATTAATCCCTTCTGACCTGTCTTGGCATTTAAGGGATTTGCGAATGTTCTTCCCGCTCCGCTTAGGATCACAATAAAATCAATTGCTGTACCCATATCCGCCGTGATGGTTCCGCTCGTATCTGACATAACAGCTTGACTGCTCGCAGCCCACACGGCACCGGGAGTGAGCAACTTATTCGGCGCAGAATTAGAAAGATACTCCGCATAGGTTGCCTTGCTGGTCGGGTGCTGGTGATCCTCCCGCGCATATTTCGTTGATACGCCGACAATGGCAGGATCGACTGGCGGTAGCGGCAACGCAGTGGCCGGTGATCCTTGATCAGCTAAGGCTCCTCCGATTGTCGTCCACTTTTCGCCGTCCCAGTTATAAGTCGGAACGCCAGCGATAGGTGATGCCGGATATTTCTGCCCGACTGACGGAGAGGAAGGAAAATCAAGCGCCATTTTCTAGTACCTCGATGCGAGCTTTCAACTCCTTGACGGCATTGATGAGTGCAAAAATCAACGGACTAGCATCAAGATCACGTAAGTCATCAACTGCCACACCGTTGATATAACCGCTACGCTTCGTCACCAGCTCAGGAAAAACAGTTTCAACTTCCTGCGCAATCAATCCAAGAAACTTTGTCTGCTCAACGGCTGCGGTGTAATGCGTACTGTTGTCATACGGGACGGCTGGATTAGCCCATGCCTCTCGGATACTCTCTGGAGGCTTCGGAGTATCATTGCCCTTGAATGTGTAGATAATTGGCTGTAACTTTACAATGTCGTCCAAACCTGTTTTATATTCAGCCTCCACATTCTTAATACGGATGTCGGAGCTATCAACCCACGCACCACCTCCCGGCTTGTACGCATTGCCGGTAACGATGATATGCGCCGATGATCCAGTATAAGGAAAGTATGCAACATTGACACCATTCACAGTCCAATAAAGATCACCAACAGAAATGCTATAATTAAATTGTGCGGCACCCTGATTAAAAATTACCTGCGTCGTATTGGCATCGCCAGTAATCCCTGCACCGCTGCCAGCAGAAATCCTATGAGATAATCCGGTGATGGCACCAGTAGCAGTAATAGCTCCTGCTGTTGTGAATGACGAAGCAGAAACGCTGCCGCCAAACGACACAGCACCAGAAAAAGCTGCCGCGCCAGTAGCACGATTGATAATAAATGGCTGATCGAGCGCAGCTCCTGCGTCATTGTATCGAGTGACTATAAAATTGCTTCCAAGATTTCCGGTGCTTTCAGCATCGTATCCACCGAGCTGTAGCGTCCATCGTGCTAATCCTGCCTTCGTTCCAAACAGAATGTTGCTTTGCCCTGATACAGGTTTGTTCAAAACGACAACGGCATCGTTACCAGCAGCAGGACTTAAAGTTAAATTCCCAGTCATCGTGTCGCCAGCCTTCTGCACCGACTTTGCGACCTGCGCGTACGTCGATGTGTCCGGCTGCGGACAGGCGATCACCCACTGCGTTGATGTACCGTCATTGTACCGAAAATAAAGCAATCCGCTGTCAGTCTCGTACCAAAGCGAATTGTCTGCCGCGCCAGCAGGAGGCGTATCAGAGATGAGAACAGTTGCCGTTCCGGCTGGTCCTTGTGGACCTGTTGGTCCAGTCGGTCCCGTTGGTCCTGTTGGTCCCGGCACAGTCGAAGCTGCACCCTGTGGACCCTGTAATCCCGGTGGGCCTATTGCACCGGACGGTCCAGCCGGTCCCGGTATGGTGGAAGGCGGTCCCGGTGGGCCACGTAATCCCGGTGGACCTTGCTCACCTGTGGTAATCGTCTCAATGTCATCCTGCGCCAGCACAATGACTGGCGGCATCGGATCAGCGATGGTCACGTCGTAGGACGTTGTGACTTCTACCGTGCTACTCATCGGGTAGCTCCAGCGTTGTTTATAAGAGTGCCACGCCAAATCTCTACCTTGAGGCCACCGACTGATGTCATGATATTAGAATGATCATAGCTGCCAAGTCCAAGTTGCTCTAATTCTAACTGCCGGATCATAACCGTGAACAATCCGTGAAACGGATCAGTCAATACAATCTCTCCGGTATCGGTACCAATCCGCAAAAGAGCTTCAGCATCTGCAGCATGCCGACGCAGCATCATTTCCATCGATACGCCAGTTATGTCGATTGGCATACCAGAAGTCATAATGTACTGGAACGTCCGATAAAAATCGGAGTCGTTCGACACTGTGATGTTGACGATGGCCATTATTTTGACTTGCCTGTCATGCTGTCAATTGGAAAAGTTTTACCAGTCGGAATACTTTTTGTCGTTGACGGTGGAGAAAGTGTATCAGTAGCAGGATCGTAACTCCATCCGATACCAGCATTCTCCTGCATCATGAAGAACGTATTTTCATCGGTTGCAATAATATCACCACCTTCGCAACCGGCAAGCGTCTTACCATCGTCTGCAATCGTCACATTATCAGCAACGACTATGGTATTCGTAACAACTCTTCCGAAGACGACCTGAGTAACTTTTCCCATCTTCATACTCCTGCGTACATTGTAACAATCATGAACCCATGCGCACCGATACCGCCAGCGGCATTATAATAAGCACCGCCACCGCCACCACCGGGATAGATGCCATTATTGCCGTTGTCGGCAATTCCAGTCCCGACATAAACCAGTGGCGACATACCACCAGCAAACGCAAATCCGCCTTGTGCTTGCAAGATAGAAGTTGGGAAGACCATCGGGCAGCCGCTATAGCCACCTGGAACGCGGAAGCCACCGCCAGACCCGCCACTGCCACCGGGAATGTTGACGCTAACTGCAGCTGCGCCGTTTATGTAATACCCGCCTTGTCCACCGCCGCAAGTTATGATCGAAGCAAAAGCTGATACACCTCCCGGTTGCCCATCAGTACCCGCACCACCTCCGCCACCTGCGCCGACGGTACAAGTAAATCCAATACCCGGTGAGATATTGAAGAAACCTTCAGCGTATTCGCCACCGCCACCACCAGCAGCGAGACCACCACTATTAGCACCGCCACCTCCACCGCCTCCTGCCCACAATTTGACGTTCGCTGCAATTTCATTTGCTGCCGACGTGATCGTCATCGTGTTGTAAATATAAATCATACGTGTGGCAGCAAACCCGCCGACCGGACCAGTTGGTGGCGGACCACCACCGCCGCCAGAGCCCATAGGACCATTGCCAGTGATTTCCCACAAGCCATCGGTATTGTAAGTCAGCGTGACGATGCTGTGCGCAAGTAATTCACCGCCAACGAGTGTGGCTTGTCGCAGCAATATATTCTTTGCACCCAAGCCGTTTAGGTTAAGCGAAGCCGGTCCCGTGTTGGTGTTTGCAACTCTTATCCGGATCGTCATACCGGGATAATACAAATCCGGAGTCAACGTTAATTGAGCAGCCAATAAATTTGTAGAACCAGTATCAGCAGCATACGTTATCCCGCCGCTTTGAATTGCCTTTGTGAGTTGTGTTAGATCGGCATCTACCGGATTTAATCCAGCATGAGTTATCGCATTGACAATTTCGCGCTGCGGATTTTCAATCGACATGGCTGGTGGAATAGATCCCATCTGTCCAGTCGAGGGATTGCCATTTATGTAACTGGCGTTTGGATCGCTGACGCCATAAGGCTGTACATATTTCACTGTCTGTCTCCTTTAAGGTGTCCCAGCCATCGGATCACCAGGATCACTCAGGCCAGCATAATCGAAGATGAGGTAAGTATGCGCTGGCTTCCAACGATCTAACAAACATTCAAGATCATCGGCCAAGCCAATACGCAAATGCGGATCAACACCGGTCTGCCCTTTAGTGACACGAAACCATGTCAACGAAGCAGTACTGACATGAACGGTCCAATAGCAACGATTTTCCGGCGGACCAATCCCATAATTTGGCCACTCAGATAATTCGCCATCAGCAACCGGCACACCGCTAGTATTAAGGATCGGTTGATCCCATTCGTTATACATCGGCGTTGACCCATCGCCGTAAACCCGGTTATCTCCGCAACGATCAAGACCAACAACAAACACACGGTATTCTGTAATCGTAATTGTGTATCCGATCTGCGCGGCCACTTGAATAAAAAATTCGCGTGACTGCGCACCCTGCATCGTCATGCGCATGAGAAGCGCAAGTTGCCGCTGGCCTATTGTCTGTGGCGCTTCGTAGCAGGGATCTGGCAACCCCCAATTTCGTTCCCAATCCGGCAGCAACTCTATTGTCTTGCGAGGATCACTTTCAATCTCTAACAGATCAGCAGCACGTCCATCGACAAATCCCCAGTACTCACACAAACCCGCAACGACCTTGTACAACAAACTATCCGGATGCCGTGGCCACGCCTGTCCTTGCGGTAACAGCGCCATGAAAGCGTGGCGGTAATCATCACCAGTACGGCGGACGTGACGATCGATTTGATTACTCATAAAGGATCGTCTCCAGCACCGCCATGTGGCCTAACGACGGCATCACATAATCATCCGTAGTAACCAGCTCAAACGACTGCACGCTAGGTGCGCTCATGATTGCGTAACTAACCCAAGCTGCAAAGATCGTCTGTCCAGGAGCCGCTTGAGCAAACAGCATGCTACGAATGCTCAGCTCGATTTCACCACGTGCACCTTCCGTATCCGGAACGAGATTAGCAATCGTTATGTCGATAAACTCTTTAATCGGTGCCAGTACATAACAATCCTTTACTGTCACCGGACGCATCTTATCGATGTACGTTGCGACACCTTGTATATCATCTGGTGTTGGCCAGCCGTCATCATCCGCACGCAAATCATCCATTAAAAATCGAACAGTAATCGTCCCAACACCCTGTTCAGGTCCAGCCCACGCGCGCGTAACTCCTGGACAAGCCAGCGCCCAATTTACATAATCTGCTTGCGAACCACCCATCGGCGGATTACGAATACGTAACAAGATCCGTTCACGTAATTGATTATCAGTTTCTGCATCGGTGCCGCCTTCTAACTTTTCAACAATAACGGAGCCATCAACACCTGCGATCGCAGTAATAAAACTTAACGCGTCACCTGAAGCGTGATTACCCGCAAGACCAGGATTGATAGCTTTGATGTCAACCGACGTTAGTCCGGTACCGAGCGTGATACCTACCAACGTTTCGTAATTCGTTGTGCCGTCTGTCAAGAGGGTAGCGTACGGTACCGGGACTCCGGTTGTACCTGTCATCGTAACTGAACCGGTAGCCATCGTTGCTACCTTACGACCAATCGTCCCGTCAGCGTTCACTAACCAAATATCACCGTGCCGATCTAGCCATTCATGTTCAGCCGTATCCGGCAGCAGCTGCAGCGCTAACCAATCCAGATAGCGTAAAGTTAAATGCGCAAGCGCAGCCATCGCGTCAGACATAACACGCAACACGCTGTTACCAACGAACGTAGCGTGGCCAAGAAATGTAGTAACTTCACCACGAACGTTCGCGCGAACTTCTCTTAGCGTCGGGGTTGTCCATGGCATACGTTACTTCCTAATCCCGTTCCATAAGTCCTGAAAGAGCAACTCTATCTGTAACTGCGGTCCACGATAAACTCTTACCAGAACATTGATACGTTCTATACTTGCTCTCGAGGCTTCAACAAAGACACGACTGCAGATACGCCTATCAATCAACGGCTGTAATGCAGCTTGACAATATTGTTCAGCACGAACTAGCGTCGCACCCTCACTCGACTCTGACGGCGTAATTTTAGCACGACTTAATAACCAGATCTTTGCACCAATTGGCCAGCCGCCCCAAATTGTATCAGCATCCAAATCACCCCACCACCCGCAACGATCTGTGCTATCAGGATCAGGAAGGACATCATCTGGATCGGCTAGAGCAAATGTCATCAATGCAACTTTTACGACGTTAACGAGCTCTTCGGTTTCATCCAGCGAACCATCTGGCTTTAAAAGCCAGTCCGCCCAAATCCCTTTTAAATTAGTAACGTTGATTACACGAACGTCTGTCATATCATTCACTCAATGCGATTATATCACGTTGCATAAACGCTGGGTGTACCGTTTGATTTTCTGCAATCAGTTCTTCACTACGTGATCCATCAGCGTAGATACGATTAGACAACGCCAACGCTGGATAATTAATTGCCATGTTATATTGCACGACACGTGGCAACTGACGTTCTGCATAAGACAGATGTGCAATGAGTAACGCAGCGGTGCTAATAAATCCCTGGTAATCAACAGCTGCAAACGAGTCAGCTTTATTTAATTTAACATTCTCAATTACCACAGACACTGCATCCATTAAGATATCAACTTCATTCCGGCTACCAAACTCAGTCACAGTAATGATTTGACATTGCTCCGTAAACGAAAATATAATCCCAGCGTTAACGACAACGTTACCTAAATTATATACCGGCACTTCTGCAAACAGCGACTCATAAACCCTGTTCATAGAATTAAGTGTAGCACCAGCCGTTCGTGCCAGCTCAAAACAATTAAGTAGCTCCGTACCGAAAACTTTATTAGTTATATACGTAGGAAACTCCACAAGAAATTTTCCAATCGCTGACCGCATAACTGCACCGTCCATCGCAGACGAAATTGGAAACGTAATTAATGCAGCCATCAATCTTTGGACTATACCCAAAGCCTCTGTGTATTCTGGTTTCTTTATCATGGTGTCGCGTAGGGGTCTGCTGTGATCTGCGCACCCTGCGCCTGTGCATTCGCTGTTTCAGCTGCACTAGCACTAGTATCTTGCGCTGAACTCTGTGTCTGAAAAGCACTACTGACTTGCTCAGGTGTATTTCCAGGACTGCCAATTTCTACAAACGTCATTTCAAACGTGCAATACCCGCCACGTTCTCGAGTTTCAGTTACGTTATATCTTTCACAAAGACACAATTTTGGTTCAGCCAAATACGGATCAACAAGAGTACCACCCTGACCATTATCTAACGCTTGCATCAATGCACGCTTAACAAGATGATAACTCGGACCGATAAGATAGCCAGTAACTTGATATCGCGTTGCAGCTCTGCCCATGTCTTCGGCGTAAGGTGTATCCCGCTTAGGATACTCATGCAGCACCACCCTGCGGCCACCGCTGCGTGCTTGCTGCTCAACGTGATATCGTACGCCAGCAAATGAGGCTGGCATACCGCTGAAGCGTATGCGCCATGGTGCAGGAGCTACCTCTTGGATCGTTGCCATGTTATTTACAATTATCCGGAGCGACAACTATATCAGTACTAGCGAAACAACCATCCTTATTAACCCAAATCGCATTACCACCGTACTTGATATGTGTATGATCTTTGTCAACACGAAATGATTTACTCACATCTTGATACTGACCAACAACATTATTAGGACTGACAATCAATTTAAAATTACCACCACTCTCATTGATCGTCCACGTATCACTACCTTTATCATAAACACCAACTAATTTGGTACCACTATAAAATTCAATCTTGCCAACAGAAACACGTACTTCAGTATTAACGCTGTCACCTTCATGTTTGTATTTTTCTTGCTGTTGTCCACCACTACTACTGCCAGCTGCCGCGTCCTTCTGTGTTGCCTGTGTACCTGCTGAACCTCCGCTACTGCTGCCACTTGATTGATTTTTTTCAATCTTATGTGTTTGCATCTTTTTATTAACGTGACGCAAGCTAGCAAAACGTGTTTGCTTAGTTTTACTATCCTGCACCGAAGTACCGTCGAGCGACGTAACGTACGTACCATTATTTTTAAACAATACCATTTGCTCCGAGCCGTCCGGAGCATAATGCGCACCTTCGCCTTCACTCATCCCATAGGGTCGTACCCTTCGATCGTCAACCATAGCAACAGGGTGAGACCGAGACCCACCGAGATATAACATAACAGCTTCAGCAGCAGGTCCTGTGGGTTGATCATGATTCCAATCACCTTCCACATTTGGATTAGATGCAGGTGCAGGCTTTTTCTGATTTGGATCTGGTTGCTGTTTAATCGGAAACGCCGTTGTGCCTACCGCTTGCCAGCGTTCAAAATCTGACGGCGTTTCACTATGCGTAACATCCGCATATTTTACCTGCTGCATCAGGTGATCATCATCGAATTCGCGAATGGTCGCACGCGCCGTGCCCATACGAGCCTTACGTGTAGTATCTGTGAGTGTCGTGCGTATTGTCATTGCTGCGGTGTTGGTACACCCTCCCCTAGAGCCTTCGTGTTAACAAGTTCTAACTGTGTACGGGTACCCGTTGTGTTATCCTGACTGAACGTCGCGCTCTTAAGAATTAGCGCAGTACCATTCATAACCAGCATCGGTGATTGTACTGTAACATTCTTGCCTCTTTCCCACAAACCTCCAGACGGTTTCAACCAGCCATAAACCGTTGCGTATACCGTAACGTAGGCTTCGAGCATCCAATTACTTTCCGACTGTGCGCGGCCTTCATGCAGCTCTTTATGAAAGTATGGTATCTCTGGAATAAGTACAGCAGGAACATACTTCGGAGCAAACGTATCAAACGTCTTAGACGTAAATGGAATACTCGCAACCTTTGCTCCCCATTGATCGTCAGTACCCGGTCCCTGATTTGGTGATGGCACGCCACCGGCCTGATTAGGATCGTAAATAACTTCACGACCTTCTAACATATTTTTGCCTTCAACTACGCTATCACCACCGCCCGTACTACCAACTAAAATACAAAAATTACCTTGCACATCTCCCGCATGCGCGATCCCGATCGGACTACCGGGCACACCGAGGTGCCGCGTTAACGTATCAATAAAATCGTGTATCGACTCACCGGGTGTAACTGAATAACGCGGGATCTTAAAATTCGGTAACTGTCCACCTTCAATCTTAAGATTAATATTTAACGGCTTCAGCACGCTACGGATAATCTGCTCTGGTGTATTATTCTTAAACTCACCAGTCTTCGATATGACGCTCGAGGTTGCCATAGCTACATTGTTCGCACACTGAATTTCAATGTGATGCCGCCGTGCATCAACGAACACTTGCCGTGTCGTAACCTTGCCAGTAAAAGCCAATTGTCCAGCCAGCGTAACCGTGCAGGACATTCCCGGCATGATCTGAAGCTTGGACAGATGTACAGATAATGGCGATGCTTCACTGCAAGTAAACCGGCACGACATTGCTGGCATCTCGCGTAACTGATGCTTGACCGAGACCGTTTCCCAATCCTGGTAATTCGTCCCGTTCACCGTGAGAATAGCGATCTCTGTTGGCGCTACCATGTCATTCGAAAGAGTATGTGTTGAACGCAGTCACGCCACCACCAGCAACTGCAGCCTGTGGAGAACGCTTAATATTAGTCGGTATAAACGGACTAGCACCTTTTTCCCAAACGCTGCCCGGTTTATCCTTGTCACCAAAATTAATATCGACATTCGCAGTACCTACATTACCACCACTGCCAGCACGTAACGCATCATCAATCGTACCACGTGATAAGAATGGAATAGCTCTACCAGCTCCACTCCAGA